TTAAATAACACATTCCATAACATCTAGTATCCGCTTTACAAGCTTCCCAGAATATAAAGAACAATCTATTAGACTCTCTAAAATCTGGTGCACCTACGTCAATCTTACTCCACTGTAGGTACATATAATGTGTACCAGTTATGTATGTTGGAGTACCGTTACTATAAAATGAAAAACCCTCGTCTCTATATTTGAACTGGTTGTCTATATAGTCGTAATACTTCTCTTTAAATGCATCGGGATATTTATTCCAATCAAATACATTCTTTATTTTTTCTAACTCTTTAGGAACCTCTAATTGCTTCCAGTATTGTTGTTCTTTTTTATCAGATGTTTTATACGAATTTTCTAATAATGGTAATGCTATTTTTAGATTTTGGATTTCAATAATCTCACCAATCTTTCCAGTTTTACTAATAACAACCACATCATGGTCTTTATTATACCCATATTTCCAATTATTATAACGATTTGTTTTCTTTATGACACCGGGTTTTATATGATCTGGTAATACTCTGTAAAGTGTTTGCTCGTACATTATCTAGATCTCCCTTCTGCAAATCCTTTGAATACTTTAGTATTAGGATCCTTTTCGCTCTCTTCCAACATTCTTTCCTCTTCTTCTATTCTATTTAGAATTTCAAAAGCATCAAAGATTGCTAGCTTTTTAGTAGCAGCGGCATTCTTTAATTTGTCTGCACTCAAATCATCTTCCCCATTATTTAATATTGCTTCTTCAGCAACTTTAATTAATTCAAGAACCGCTTTGTGCCCAGCTTGGACTATATTCCTCTTCGTCTCCTTTATATCCATACTTAATAACAATATCATTAGATTTCATACAATATAATCTCTGGCCGTCTATAATGAATTCATATTCTCCAAAAGGAGTATAACCCACTAAGTCTCCAGGATTGATTTCTAGCTCTTTTAAAGAGTCATTACCATATTTTAATATACCAATAAGTCTACGTTCTTTATCGAGCTTTAAATGGTCTATATTTTTTAATGGCTTAACAAAACATCTATCGCCAAATGATTTCCATTGCGTGTCTGTTTTGTATAAGTAGATTTGATCTGCGCTACAGAAGTATAAGTCTTCTTTAAAGTATGCTCTACTATTTTTTTGTTTACCTTTTATATCATAAAATCTTCTAAAAACATTATGATGTATAATTACGGTATCACCTACTTTTATATCTGTTTTATATGCTAATGGGATTGAAACTACCTCAGCCATATTATTAACAGATTTGAAAGTTTCTATCTTAGTATTAAGAATTAATTCTTTACCTTCAACCTCAATACTATTTTCATATCTAGACCCCACAGGTTTAACTATGAAATCAAAGACACTTCTCACCTTAATATTCTAAATCGTATTCAACCGCAATGCTCATATTAGAATTAAATTTCTTCCACGGCATTACCTCGTTATCCTTTTTAATATATATATTATATGAGTTGTCTTCTTCTTCTAATAGTATATGTGAAATCTCGTGTCCGCCATAAACATTTTGACCTACAGAATAATGCATTGCCTCATTCTTATAGTCTGTTCCGATGCTTATCTTGCGAATAACCGAACTCATTATTCTACTACTGGTTTTTCAATTTCAGTGTATGAACCGTCCTCTAAATTAATATTGATTGCTCCGTATTCTGCTTCTAGTTCTGCTTTAAATTCTTCAATTGATTTATTTAAATCTGCTAGTTGATGCAAGAATCCGTGTTTTTGAGATTCTAATACCCCAATGTTTGTTAAGATTGTTGACAAATCTTTTTGCCCTGCTACGATTTTCTCTAATTGTTCCGCTGTAATCTGTTTTGTAATTTCCATTTTTATTTAATTTAATTGTTAATTGTTATTATTATTCAAAATCTATGTATTCCATTTTTTTTAATTCCTTACTGTATTGTGTTTTTAAAATTTGCTTTTTGTTTTCTGCATTATAAGATACATAAATATATTGTGGATTATTTTTACTACCGCAAAACCAAACCAAAGCATCAAATTCAAGATTGTCTTTTATATAATTAAATATCTCTCCGCTTTTACTTGAGGATATTTTTAAGGCATCTCCGTTTTCAAAATTTAATCCTATTAAAATTTTATTATTTAATTCAGAATTTAAAAAACCATTCTCAATAGTGATAACTTCTCCAAATTGAGTAATTAACTTTTCAAAAATATTTTCAGCAATCAATTTACCATTAGTGATTTGCTCTTCTGTTGGTATATTTTCAACTTTAAAGAACTCTTTACCTTTGTAATTTGTCCAATTTTCAAATGTAATATTTTTACTTATATTTTCCATAATCAACAGAGTGGTGTATAATTAATAACGAAAGTAAAGCCATTATTTATCCTCATAAAATATGGGTAAAAACACTCGTCTTGTGCATTTGTAAAAGAATATGTATTAGCAATATAAGGATTATTACTATATCCACCAATTATCCATGCATTAGAAATAAAATCTGCTTCAGGAATTTGCAATTCTTCTTGATATAATCGGACTTCAGAACCACCTTCTACATATAAATAATAATCATTCAATGTACCATTTCTAGTTATCGAAATAACACCACTATAAAATTCGCCGAAGGAATAGTATTCGTAATAAATATCTTGGTAGAATCCCCAAGTAAATGCATACTCTGAATTAGACGAACCAAATTCAGAAATATTTGTTTTTAATACATAATCAAAATAAATAATATTATCGGAACCGGTAACATAAACAGTTGAATATAAATCTAATTGGTTATCAAAACATTCACTAGTATTAACCCCCGTTGGATATATATCTATAACATCTTGTTCGGGACTGGTTGTAATACTATTTACTTTGCCAAATTGAGAGAATCCTTGAAACTCATATCTTAATCTATCACCTACAACATAAGTGCCAGTTGGAAAATCAGGAGTTGTGCAATCAAATGTTACTCCTGTACAAGACGCCAAAAGGTACCTTTCAGTCGGCACATGTTCTGCTGACGCACTCGCGTTAGGCCAACCTATACCAATACCAATTCCAAATCCCATTAGTAAAGCGCTACTATATCAGCACAGGTTGTTGAGACATCCCCTTCAAATCCAGCCCATACATTACTAACAATAACCGGAAAAAATGTCCCGTCAGGTATATTTTTAAAAATTGTAGTATTATAACTTTCACTATTGCCCCCTATTACTGTTACTCTTAAGTCTCCACCAGTTCCAATATATAGAGCGGCTGAACCTAAATTTTCACCTGCTAATTCTTGATTTGGATCCGGATCTCCTGTTGGCACTATATTAATCGCTCTTGTTCCAAAATCTGGTTGATTACCGTATTGTCCCATAATTTATTTTTTAAATATTCTATTGTATATTTTGTTTTTATTTTTTTCCCGCTAATTTTAATCTATAATTTTGAGCAGTTACATTTGCTTTTCTAGCGTCTTCTGTTGATGCTTTGTCAGACTCGTATTTTTTCTTTAATGCCTCTACTTCTTTATTACCGTGAGGATTAAATTTTGCAGAAGCAATTGTTTTACCACCACCAGTAGTAATGAAAACATCCCCACTTGGTTGAGTAACAAATTTTTTCTCGTATCCTTTTGCTTTAGTCATTCCAGATTGAATATCAGTTTCTGTTCCTTCTATTAAACCTGTACCTGGCGCTTTGCTTGCAAATTTTTCAGCAGCTTTTACCTCTTCAAACGTTGCTCCAGACTTCTCTTTTTTAGCAACTTGCTCTTGCATTTTTTTTGTTTTAGGCTCTTCTTGTTTAAGAGGAGAAGGAATTCCATGACCTGTTTTTGCGTAGTTACCTCTACCTGGAGATTGTTTAAATGCCATTTTGTTTTATTTTTTTTGTTAGTTATTTTATTTTTGTATATACTATTGTACCATTTATAGGTCCTTTAACAATACATTGTAATGTATCTTTGCCGATAAATGTATATGAACTTTCTACTTCCCAGTTATTCTCATCTCTAATTGTTTTAACAACTAAAGTATCATTTACAATCTTCATAGAGATAAGCCTTAAAACACCTCCGTCTACTGTACTAAATTGTACTAGTTGTAATCTATTTTGTGTATCTTTCCAAAATACAGTTTGCGATGCATGACGATTTGGTTCCCAATATCCAATTAAATTATCTATACTAATTTTAGATTGGGCTGAAATTGTTAAGCTTAACAAAACAAGCATTATAATAAAAAGTAATTTTTTCATAATTAAATAATATTAGATTTATATAATATTATTATTACGTATGTTTATTGTTTTTTATACGCTTCCATTTCCCAAGGTAATTTTTTACTACCTTCTTTCATAGTTGCTCTTGAATATTTTTTACCTTTCCAGGTAACGTGTGTATCTGTATAATCTAAATCGCCTCGCTTCATTTGGTCTATATGAACCTTCTCGTGAGATATAGTTTTACTTTTACGTAATTCTAATGGAGAAATATCTTTATTGATTAGGATAGTCCCATTTGATTGTGCCATACCTAATACATTGTTATCCATATCTGTACTATAGATTGGAGTGTTATCAATGTTATAAGAGGAACCTGCCATTTTAAATGCCATTTAGCACTTTTTCATTTTAGCAGGGGTAGCTGTTTTACCTTTAACAGTTATTACCGCAGCTTTAATAGCTGGTTTAACTCCTGATTTTGTAGCAATAGCTTTGACAGTCCCTGCCATTTTTAATGGAGATTTAACTTTTCCGTATTCTTTTTTCATTTCAGCTTTTGATTCACCTTTTTCGTGTTTCATCATTGCTGCTTTAGAAGTATATTTTTCTCCTGTTTTCTTTTCTGTAATTTTTTTAGTTGCCATATCTTTTTTTATTATTGTTTTGCTTTTACTCTTTGTATAATAGATCCTCCAGCGCAACTTGGCTCATCAAACCTAAGTTTAATACCATCTTTACCAGAACTAGATCCTTTACCTTTAGGCAATCCAGTTGAATCAAAAGGACCGTCCCATATTGCAGTCGCTCCAACGCCACTCATAGCGGCTTCTTTATCGTGTTGATAAGATGGATGTTTTTTTGCGTTTATATTCATCGTTTATTGTTTATATATTTATAGATTATTTTGTGGCCAATTTGAATCAATATTAGGATCTGTGATTGGTACAGGACCACCAACAGATCTATCATATGAATTTGCAACAGGGTTTCCAAAAGCACTAGTAATTGCGCTTTGTGCTCTAGGAGAAAATGAAACTGGTGCGCCAGATGGTTTAATTCCTGGATCAACAGTATTAATCATAGTACCCGTGTTTGCTGAAACCATTGGATCAACAGGCACAGCAGGAGCAGTTGCAACACCCGCAACAGGCGTATTTGTATTCTGCTTATTAACTTTTGCTTCGATTGATTTTCTAAGCATACCTTGCATTCCAAAGTCACCGCTAGTTTGTTGCCATTTATTAAGTATATTGCTAGTAGCTTTACTCTGTGGCTGATTAGCGCTTGCTCCTCTACTAATGGATCTAGTATTGTTTATCATCTTGTTTTATCTTTATTAACGTGATTAATTGCAACTTGTAATACTTTATCGGTATATGTTTTACCTCGCATTATAGTGTTCCTATGATTACTTGTTGGCACGTCTTCCGTTCCAAGCATTATACGATACATTCTACTTATTAGTTGTTTACACTTAAATGAAACTTTATATATGTTATACTTTTGGGTTGTATGGTTTCTATTCCGCCACACTACTATCCACCCTTCTTTTAACAAATTGTTCCAGCGTTTATTGTCCCAACTATATGCGTATGTACCAATCTTATAATCTTGCTTTGTGAAAAATTCCATGCAATCAAAGTATATTAATAACTCTAGATCTGCATCGGTTAAACCATTGTTTCTACAAGCCCATCTACGTATTAAACGATAATGTTTTAATAGCCCAAGATCTTTTACATCCTTTGCCTCTAGCTTTCTCATAAAACAATTACAACATCTTGCAATTTTATAACCTTGTAATCATTACCTTCAAAATCTATTCCATGACCAGCGCTCTTATCGTAATAAATAATATCGCCAACATTTAATGATTTTATATCTTCACTTATAGAAACTATAATAGCCTCTTTATATCTTATATTCTCTTTATCTTTTTCCGCTAGAATTAAACCGCCATCTGTTTTGCTAAGACCTGTTTTCTTTACAGATATTATAATGTTGTTACCTATTGCTTTCATGATACGCGTAAGTTATTAATTACACAATCAGTTGATAATATTGTAACAGCTACAGACGATGCATTCATTAATGCAGATTTTGTAACCAATAGTGGGTCAATAATCCCAGCTTCAATCATATTAACATACTCACCTGTAATTACATTTAAACTATGTCCGTCAGCCCGGGGCTCGAATGTATAACTAATACCAGCATTGTTTAATATTGTTTTATATGGAGCTTGAATAGCTTTCAGTAATACATCTCCTCCTATACTTGATATTTCAAAGTTTTTTGACGCGTCCAGCAAAGCTATTCCTCCCCCTGGCACAATACCTTCTTTAATAGCAGCTTTAGTTGCGCAAATTGCATCTTCAACTCTATCTGCTTTTTCTTTTAACTCTATATCTGAATTAGCCCCTACTTTTACAATAGCTACCTTTGCAGATAACCTAGCTAATCTTTTTTCTAATCTAATAACTTCGCCCGGACTAAGCTTGCCTTCTAGTTGCTCCTTAATTGAATCAATTAATGTTTGAACCTCTTCAGTAACTCCACCGACTTGGATTATAGTTTCAAAATCATCTGTAATACTTTTTAAGCAAGTGCCTAAGTGCTCTGGCTGGATTAAATCCATATCATCACCTAAGTCTTCATTTATAATTGTTGCACCAGTTAATAAAGCAAGATCTGCTAACGTATCTTTTTTATTAATACCATAAGTTGGCGCATTAATTACATTTACTTTTATATTACCTTTAACTTTGTTCATTGCTAAAGCAGATAAAACATTTGTTTCTACATCCGCAATAATCAATAAGGAACGGTTTGTTTTAATTACGTATTCTAATACTGATTGTATTTGTCTAATGCCTTCAACTGGCGACTCAATAATTAAAACTACAGGATTATCTAATTCTGATGTTCTTTTACTAGGGTTAGTTATAAAATTTGAATTAACTAAGCCTTTATCATATTGAACACCTTCAATAACCTCTATCTCTGTTTCTGCACTTGAGGATGTTTCCATCATAACAATACCGGTTTCTCCAACGGATCTAAAAGCATCGGCAATAATCTTACCAAGTACTGGATCATTGTTTGTGGATATAGTTGCAATATTGTCAATCATATCTCCTGTAACCGGAACCGCGATAGATTCTAAATAAGTTATAACCGCCTCAGTCATTAATTCAATCCCATTCTTTAGCTCTCTAGCATTGGTTTTAGATTGCACTTTATAAGCCTCCTCTAAAATTGCGTGAGCTAATACTGTTGCAGTTGTAGTTCCGTCTCCGGCTTCTTTAACTGTTTTGCGAGCAGCCTCTTTTAAAAGCCTTGCCCCCATATTTTCTACTGGATCTAACAAGATAATACTATCTGCTACTGTTACTCCATCTTTTGTAATAATTGGTCTACCTTGACTATCTTCTAACATTACGCATTTACCGCCAGCACCTAAGGTTGAACTTACTGCTTTTGTTAATTTTGTAATACCTTCAAAAACTTTGTTTTGAGCCTCTAACCCAAAACTAAGATTCTTTACTATTGCATCTGACATATTTGATTTTATTTAATTTGATATAGTATATATATTACTTATATTTTTTATTTTTTACCTTCCTTGCCCGCCATACCCTTTTTTATATAGCTTAGAGGTTTTAAGTTTTGAACTTTTAGTTTTAGAGTGAACGCCGGGTCTTGATACATTCTTTTCAATCTTTAATACAGAAGTTGTTTGTTTTGCCATTTTATTTATTTTTTAAAATTAACCAATATACGTTTTATACGCTTTCCTAACAAACAGAGCAACAGCAGCCAAAAATAATAATAGTAATGAATATACAATGATATTTGTTGCAATACTTTCCTTTTTATCAATAACTTTTGTTTTGCCATCTACCACTTCTTTTTTTACCACCTTAGTTGTTGCTACGGAGTCCATACGCTTAATATCTGACTCCTTTTTATTATTTATATATAAACTATTAGCTTTAATCTTTTTAATCTTTAAAACAACGTTTTTATAACTCTTACCATCAACTACAATTGTTTTGCTTGAATCAATAGGAGTTATAGTAATTTCACTGCTGTCAATGCTTGTAACTATGTTTGTAGAATCTGTTTTTATTTTGTTTTCTATAGTTGTAACTATAACTTTTGTTTCTGCAATACTATCTTTTTTAATATCTATTTTTGCAATATCTGTTTTACGAGCACCACAAGATACCAATAAAAGTATTGATATAATTAATATAATTCTCTTCATTATGATATAATAGTTAATGTTATATTTTTAGCGGCTTGCATTTTTTTAAATAACTTGTCAAAAGCTTTTCTAGATTGGCCTATATAGTTTTTATTTCTAGTTTGCCCAACTAAGATGCATCCTTCAGTATCATGATTAGAATTTCCACTATGTATACGAACTCCTTCAAAGTTAGGGACATCGATCAATAAAGGCAGTAATCTTTTAAACCTATTTGATTGGTTTATAATTACTCTATACGTTCCTTTAGGTATTGCCGTTTCCCCTTTAATCTTAACAGGTCTTTCTTTGTCTTCTAAAGTGAAGCATTCAAATACACCGTCTATTAGTAATTCACCTATTGTAGAATTCTCAGTCTTGTAAAGTCTCTTTACTGTTATTACCATCTTTTTTATTTAATCTAATTAATATCCAATCATATATTTTCATACTGGTATATACTATTGATATTAATAGTAATAGTATTTTTAATGTAGTCTCCAATTTTGTAAAGCTTAAGTAAATAGTTAAAGCGTTTAATATGTATAATCGTACTGATCCCTGGTCCATTATCTTTTTAGCTTATTAACAATGTCCGTAAATCCTTGAATGCCTATGTATGCGGTTGAGATAATGACCCAATCATAGGAAGTCAAATAACCTGAAAATAACCCAAAGCAGGCTACTACAAATACCATTAGTTTTCTACTAACCCATTTGTTTAAATATAAATCTATTTTTTCTTTTGTACTCATTACTATTTAGCTTTTAAAATTTCAATCTCTGCTTTTAATTCTTTTACCGCATTAATAAGCGCAAATGTTAAATCACTTGAGTTAAAGTCATACAGTTCCGTTTTCTCTTCATCATCTTCATTTAATTTTGCTTTATAAGTTTTAACCGTATCGGGAAATATCTCTTTTATCTCTTGAGCTATAATACCGGTATATTTTGCTCCTTTTGTAGTACCTGCTAATCCATTGTATTCATAGGTAACTGTATTGATAAGCAATATATCCGCTAATCCTTTTGTATAAGGAATAATATTTTCTTTTATTCTTGAATCGCTAAAAACACTCCAAGAGCCGCCTCCAGGTTTTGCAGCTGATTGCGCGGCAACTAAGGAATAAGAACTATTACTAGAAAAATAACCCCCAAAACCACTAGTAGAATATCCATAAACACCATAAGTATACTCTGACTGACCAAAAATCCCCCAGCCATAATCACTAGCCCCATAAACTCCAGTATCCACACCTGCTATTCCTGAAACGGCAGGACCTGAGTTTCCAGCACTAGCAACATCTATTAATATTGCATTTTCTGAATAGTTACCTGCGTCAACTACTTGTTGTAATGTTGGGGCAGTTGACGTAGAACCATCTGCCTTTAAGAACTGAGCAGCTGTACCGCCTGTTTTAACGAAAGATGGTGCTGTAATATTACCATTAGTATCAACTTTAGTAGTTATAACACTATTTTTAAAGCATCGTAATAAATCTCCCGTAGAAGAAGCTGAGGCAGCAAGCGTCATTAATATTCCTGTTGAATTATTACCTCCATAAAAACCATAACCTGAAAGGCTATTAGTTATTGCTATTGCTGTCCCGTTGTCATTATTATTATTGACTCTAAGTCCTTCCGGGTCTGTAGCGGTGTCATACAATGTTATGCCAATGCTTTGCCCCATATCATATCGATTGTGCATGGCAATTGCAGCTTGTTCAGCATCAAAAATTAGACCACCATTAAACGTTTTACTTGCTGTAATTGTTTGAACAGTATTGGTAGTAACTAGATTTGTTAAATCACTCGTCAAAGCAAACGTACCTGACTTATCGGGTAATGTGTAAGTTCTTGAAACAGTAAGTGGATTAATTATTGTGGCATTAGCAGTTCCGTTATTTATTGTAAAACTATATCCGTTGTCAACAAAAAACATACCTGTCCCGCTAGTTGCTCTAATTACTGAAAAAAGATCATCTTGTATACTTATTTTAGCGTAATTAACATTTGGACCATCATATAAATATAATTCGCCTATCTTAGCGTCTAATAAAGATGTATTCCCATTAGTTAAAACTTGGTTTAAGTTGTTACTAGAGTTAGTTATAACATATGTTGATAATTTTGCTATTGATAAACTTTTAGTTTGGTTTTTAGTTTTACCTCCAACTAAAGTAGTACTTGTACATACTAGTGTATCCGTTGAAAGTACATTATTATTTGGTGGGTAACTATATATTATTGCCATATTTTTTAGTATACTTTAGTTAACGTGAAATTTTTTGAAACAATTGAGTTGCCCGTAGAGGCCGGATCCCATTGGGCAGTGATTACAAGCGTGTTGTTTATAGTGGTATTAAATGTAGTATTGTTTACTGTACTTAACACATAACCTTCAAATTGGGTTCCTCCATTTCTAATATAAGAAAACAATCCGCCTGATGAAATAGATGCTACTGTAACCCCGCCTAATACTCTAACTGTAAAGTATAAGTTCATAACCCAAGGCTTATCTGTCGCGGCGGCCATGTCAATTATACCCGTATCGGCAAGAATTACTCCGGTTAGCGTTTTAATCCGTATGTGTAAAGTTGCTGAACTTCCTGAAGACAGTATGCCATCTAGTGCGCAAGTAAAAGAATCTCCAATAGAAAAACTATTTGCAGGAACTGTTAATGTACCTACTCCAGTTCCTACTATCGTTGTTTCTACAGCTGTATTTGCCACTGGTATGCTATTAGCAGTTTGCGCAAATAATCCATAAGTACCACTAACTCCAGGTATTCCCTGTATTCCTTGTTCGCCTTGTTCGCCTTGTTCGCCAGGAGGCCCTTGTGGTCCAGCCGGTATTTGTTCTTCAACTAAATCAACTATTCCCTGCAAAGGAAATAACTTTGTTGGCATTGCGCTATCTTCAGTTCTAACACCTAATATATAATCAGGTATTTCTGGTTGAGCTACTGGGTAACTGGTTATTATTGCCATTATTTTTTTGTTTTAGCTTTTATTTTCTTTGCCTCTGAAAGCATTGCTTTAGTAGGTTTTTTACCGCTACCTTTATTTTCTCTAATGTTATCCCAAAGCCCTCTAGGAGACTTAGACCCATCTTTTCTTTTTAACAGTTCCATTTGTCTAGTGCTAGTTTTTTTCTTGTTGGTTCACCATTTGGTTTCTTCATCGGCCCTGGCATACCAGACATTCTTGCGCAGAAAGATTTTCTACGTTTTGCGTCTTTGCTACCTGGTTTTAATTCCGATGGTTTTTTAGTTACCGCTGTTTGTAATTTACTACCCGGATTAGCTGCTCTGTAACTTGCCACACCTTTAGCATTCAATCCACCAGTTTCAGACTTACCTTCTTTGCGAGTCCACGCCGCAGTCTTCTTTAATGGACTACAACCACAGTTGCCATTGCAACCACATCCTTTGGCTTCTCCAATAGTGTATCCGTTATTTTCACGTGTGCCCAATCCTTGAGGGCCGATGCCTTTCATCTTCATTATTTAGCTTCTAGTATTTTAATTTTTTCATTCAACTCTTTAACAGCATTGATAAGCGCAAAAGTTAAAGCGGTACCGTTAAATGTAAGTAAATCCGTTTTCTCTTCGTCTTCTTCGTTTAATTTAGCAAGATAAGTTGAAACAGTCTCAGGAAGTATTTCTTTAATCTCTTGCGCTATTACTCCTATGTGCCCTGTTGATTTTTTAATACCACCAAGTCCATTGTAATCATAGGTAACTGGGTTTATTAATAAAATCTCTGACAGTCCTTTTGTGTAAAGATTTACGTTTTCTTTTACTCTTGAATCGCTATAAGCTTCCCAAACGCCTCCGCCATCTTTTGCAGCAGTATTAGCATAAATCCCATACCCAGAATCACTGTACGTATAAACTCCAAGGCCAAGCTCGCTTACAAAAAAACCCCCTGTACCAAATACAGAAGTTCCTTGAATCCCAATACCACTGTCGGCACTACCATATACGCCAACATTATCAGACGTCCCTGTAATTGCTGTAGAAACCCCGTCTATTGTAGATACCGATATTCCTGTATTTGAAACGTTACCTGCTTCTGTTACTTGTTGTAATGTTGGAGTGCTTATGACACCAACTGAGTCAACCACGTCTTGCATCGTGTACCATTGTTGCATCGCCTTTAAAGACGCGCTACCTGAATATATTGTGTTAGTACTGTTACTAACCATGAAGACTTTCTCTTCTGCTGGAATAATTGCCATATCTTTTTATTTATTAGTTATTTTGTTTTATAATTTTTACCACTTTCACTCTTTGTTCCATTACCATCATTACCCCTATTCTGTTTCACAGATTCAAACCTACCATCCTCATGATCGTAATCCATACCCTTGTTACCAGGATTTTTACGATGCATTCTTTGCGAGTGTGCTTTCTTAGCCCTTCTATCATCTGTCTTAGCAAATGCCAAATCTCTCTCCGCTTTAGCCTTAGCCGCCTTAGGAGATAACTTCTGTTTTAATAAGGGGGATTTCTTTTTGCGAGCCAGCATATCTTTAGCAGTCTCTGTGCCTATACCACTAGTCCCATACTTTTCAACATTAGATACTACATTCTTTTTATTAGATACACTACCTATAACATTGTTGACAATATCTTTACCCATTTCTTGAAGACCATTCAAGATACCATTATCACTATTAAAAGAAGCAACCTCGTGAGCCAGCCCTAAAGCGTTTGCCCCTATGCCCCCAATAACATTACCAGTAACTCCGCCTCCTAACTTTTTAGATATAGCCTGACGCGTATACATACTAGCAGCCGCGTGTCTAACCTTATCAGCCTTCATATCATCTCCTTTATTTCTTGCTGTATATTTATCAGCAATAGCCTGAGCTCTAGTCTCCGGATATCCTAAAGCCTTATCAACGCGCTCCTCAAGCCCATATACTTTTTTGTATACTTTATCAGATGCCTTATCATATAAAGTAGGTTTATTTTTATCTTGGCGGAAAGGGGATTGACTTCGTAATTCAAATGCCATAGTCTAATAGTTTAATATAGTATAACAATTACGCATAGTCAATCAATCTTACAGTGTGACATTAGCCTACTATTTTTATATATAACTACCTTACGTCACACTTTTCCGTATAGTTATTATAATCAGACGTCGTATGTTTATTATAATTTAATGTATCATATATTGCACGTTATGACACCTATTGAGTATTATATAACACATTATAAAAAAAATATTATAAAAAATTTTTAAGAGGGGTTGCATTTAAAAAAATGTTATTACGAATATATAAGTATGGGGTTACATACTACGTTTGGCATTGATATTTGTAAAGGAGAACGATTTTGTTTTACCCCACCCCCCCAGTGTTTTTTGATTTTATCCGAAATGATTTGCCTTTTCTGGTACGTGTACGATACGATCTGGCTATCCTATGTACGATATGTATGCTGGTGTGATACGTTGCGTTTGGTGTGACGATACGCGTGCTGTGGTGTGTGTATGATATGCTGGTTGATGCGTTGCAATCTGATCTGATGCGTATGATATGCTGGCTAACAGTATTACCTCATCGCGCTGCATCATGTCTGGTACTGTATGATACTGTATGATACTCTAACGATACGCGGAGCGGAGCGACACGCGAAGCGTATAGCAAATGTATAGCATTTGCGTATAGCATTCCCTACAGTCTGAGTACGGATAGTATTTGATAATATATATGTAAGTAACGAATAAGAATATAAGTTCTTACAATAACAATACGAAGAGTAATTGATAATATAAATGTAACTAAGTAATAACAATCTAAATTAAATAATATGAAAACTAAAGTAAAAGAAATCGAAGTAGTAGAAGTTGAAGTAGTAACTACAAAAACCAACAAAGAATTATTAGTAGAAGCGATATCTAAATTAAGTCCAGAAGACTTGGCATTGATCTATCCACCAATCGAACGCGCGAACTTCGTAGTAAGAAAATCATGGTTCGGTCGTAATCAAGTAATAACGTTTGTTAATAACAAAAATCAACGTATAACTTACAATCACGATGAAGTGTTGAAAGTGATGTTACCTAAATTATCTATAATGCCATGTTGGATTAAAAGAGAATATTGGTCACAATCTACTGATATGCCAAGTAATGTTAGACACTTAGCTCAAGTTGAAGTTCTAGAATCTACTGAAAAGTAGGTTTTAGAATACAACAAAAATGCTATACACCCTACGGGCTGAATACGATCGATTAATGATAATATAAATGTAAAACAAATAAAATGACAGATCAAGAATTAGAGTTACTATTGGCTGAAGAAGAAGCTTATGTACAAGCATGGAGAGAGTCTCTAAC